TAAAGATAATAAAATAGGCTCTTTAGTTAAAGTAGATGAAAAAGAGTTATTTGAATGGAATATGGATTTGAGAAAGTTTCTGATATATTCGAATCAACAGTGGAAGAAGAAGTATCCACAATTTAGGGCGAATTATCAGGGAGATAAAACTATCGGTTATGAATTAGCTAAAGGTATCGTCTCTATTCCAAAACAATATAAAAGATTAAATTCGGTAAATTATCTTACAGAGAAAGTTATACAGGAGTTGCCTTCTAAATCTTTCGTAATTAAAGAAACATTAGGTCACGCTGGTAATAAAGTTTTATGTATGAATTATAATAATGATACTAAGATGTATAATGATTATTTGCGTCATAAATCGTGTAAGCCTGAGCCAGATGAATTGCTTCGATACATTAAAAGTAAGCTAACATCTGATTCCCCACTAATTATCGAAGAACTCTTACCTTTTACAGATGATATTAAAAATAATTGTGATAATAATAATAATGATAAAGCTAAAGATAAAGCTAAAGATAAAGAAAGTGTTGAGATTAAGGCGCCACCACCAGATTATAAAGTCTACGTTGTAAATGGCAAGGTAAGACTGATAAACATATATTTTCGCTTACCAGAAGGCAGATTTGAAATGTCATTTAAACCGAATTGGCAGAGAATACCGATAAAAAATCTGTATCAGGATATAGTTGCATTAAATTATAGTGATTTACCTGAAACTATTAAGTTTACATTGCCACCAGAAAGCGTTAGAAAAGAATTATTAGATGTTTCGGTTAAATTGGCACACGCTCATAGTGCAAAATTTGCTCGTTATGATTTCTACATTATTAAAGATACAAAAAAGACTAAAGAATCCGCAAATTATAGAATAGTATTAGGAGAAATAACACCATTATGTGGAGGTATTCGTAATAATCTATTAAAAGAGAAGATGCTTAGACTTTTATTTCCACCAAATGTTAGAAGGTTCTATAAGGCCGATTATCAAAGATAATATCTTTTTCCACCTGCCTGACTTGATCTAGTTGATGTTTTAACAGATGTTTTAACAGGTGTCTTTACAGATGTTTTAACAGGTGTCTTTACAGATGTTTTAACAGGTGTCTTAGCTAATTCTTTAGTAGATGTTTTTGCTGGTATCCTACTAATTAAATCTTGTGTAGACCAATCGGTTGTATCTGCAGATGACTTTCCAGCAGGTATTCTTTTCATGCTTCCATCAGACTTAACATGGAAGAGAGTTGGAATGCCAGTAATGCCAGCTTCTCTTGCTAGACCAGGGCCATCAGCTTCAATATCGATAGCCATAATAATAAAATTGGTGTTTGGATCAGTGTTATATTTATCTGCAAGAGAAGACCATAGGGGAACTTTGTTCTGGCAATGTGGGCACCATTGAACATAGCAGATAACATAGCCTTGATCACCTTTGTTCCATAGAGGAGAGCGAATTTTAGGTTCCTTTAATAAGATAAAATCATCATCTGTAAGAGATAGAACATTTGTATTATTGTATAAACTCATTTAATAATATATTATATAAAGTTATTTTTATAATTAATTATTTATATTAATTTTTAACGAAATAATTAGAGACTATATCTATATAGAAATAATAAATGCATGATTTATTGCTATATGTTGTCTGCCATGATGAAAATTCATTGAAAATGTGTTATAAGGAATTAAGTGAATATAGTTGGATTAAGTTTATAAAAATAGAGACGACGAAATACTGTGAGAGCATCTTTTTATTAGATTATTTAAAGAATAATTATAATGAATGGAAAGATCATTCGCATATTGGAATGATTACATATAGTTATAGCCAGAAAATACAGCTATCAACGGTGCTAAATCTTTACAACAAAATAAAGGATAAATCCTTAAATGATTATGATATTATTGGTTTAAGGAAAGTTAATTTAACAATAGGAGATAATTCACATATTGGAATGACTAGACAATTAATAGATTTAATTAATAAAATTCCTTCACACACTCTTAGCTTTAATAATAATAACAATAATACTAATAATAACAATAATACTAACAATAACAATAACAATAATACTAACAATAACAATAATACTAACATTTATACTAACAATAATGATAATGCTAATAACGATAATAATAATAATAATAGCAGAGATGAGCTAAAGATAAATACAATAACAACTAAGGATTTGCCAAAGAATATTAATTATTCATATAGAAGGGATTATATTTTAGCATTAAGGCTTAAAAAATTAGAAGAGAATAATAAAAAAGAGGAGAATAAAAGAGAGGAAAAGAAAAGTAATGATAATATAAAATTTAATGAAATAGATATTGATAAAATAGTTCCATTTTATAGTAATTATTGGGTATGTAAGAAAGAGACTCTTAAACACTATTTAAATTGGTTAAGTCTCGTGAAAAATATTATGGAAAAATCACAAATAGTAAATGAAGATTCTAAATATAAAATAGAATCAAAAGACTTTATACCAATTTTCGGATACCCATGGATGACATGGCATCCATTTATAATGGAACGAATGATATGTATTTATGCTTATTTAACAAAGGCTAAATTATATGTTTATGAGACTAATATAAAACCTAAAAATAATAAGTTAAAATTCGGCTAATCCCGTTATAAATCGGGTGAAACATATTTGCATATATATTATATATTAAAAATGATATCTTTCTGTTTTTCTTTCTTTATGTTTAAAAAAAGAAAAAAACAAAAGGAGAGAATGGCAACTGAAATCAAGCAAGAATTGTACAATCTTTTGTTGAGCGAGGATAGCAAGTTCGATAAGATTATCGAAATTGCTGAACAACTGGGTTTTAATACTGAGTGGTTCCCCAAACTTACCAAAGAGAAGATTTATGAAATTATTGCAGATATGGATCCGACGATTGAAAAGTTGGACAAGATTAAGGAGTACTTTCTTTCTGAGATTCTCAGAAAGAAAGTCGATACTGACATTGGTATCAAACCTGGTAATAAGGATATTCTTTCATACCTTTATTTGCCTACCACTTATAAGTCTGGACATAAGTTTGACGGCACATATGGTGTGGAATTGACGATTATTCCGGTGGAACAGCTCTTGCTTAAACTCAATTATTTCGATCTTCTCGAACAATATAAGCAGATTTGTAAGGAAAACCCAGTCAAATTGTTGACTGAGGAAGCGGCGCAAGCCCTACTCACTATCATTAAGGTTATTAGTGTTGATGATGTTTTGAATGCGTTGTTTGACCTAGACATTCTGTTTAATGAAAATGATCTTAAGGAAATTGCTAATCTTCATAAGGGTGTGATTAGTGGAGCAATTGATCATTCAATGAAATCATTCTTTATTCGAGCGAACTATTAAGGGGAGCAAAGTGTTATAAGAATTAAAAAAAAACATTAAACTTTGCTCATAGACTAGCCATGTAATTGGCAATTGTATCAGCCATTTCATTACCATGAACACCACTATGTGCTAATACTTTGAGTAATTGTACATTAACATTTAATTCAGTCTTTAATTTACTTAGAATAAACTTTAGATTTTTCCATAGATCGGTATTTCTAATATTATTGCTATTTAGATTTGTAATAGCATAATTAGAATCGGAATATATAATAATTTTAATATCATTACTATTCTTACTATCGAATGCTAATAGTTGGATAGAATTATAAAAGGTATTTAATATCCATACAATAGGGTAAAGTTCTGCTCTGTTATTCGTCTGTATACCTTTATCATCACATTTTAAACCTATTTTAAGATCTAGATCAGGTAAGAATATACCAGAACCGGAATACCATTTACTCCTGTCCGAAAGACCTTGATTTAAACATGATCCGTCAGTGTAAGCTATAAGAGTACAGATTTTATTGTTATTACTAATAATGAAATTAGTAATAATATTCTCTATCTTTAGTGTATCTTCAGTGCCTACAAGAATGTCAGAAAATAAATTCACCTTCTTTACAGTGGGATCATTAATATTACTTTTAATAGTGATGGTGGTATTAGTAGCAGTATTAATAGTCATAGCGGTCGCGGTAGTCGTAACGGTCGCAGTGGTGTTATTAGCTGTAATACCAATAAAATCGATAGCTTCCTTTTCTGTCTTAAATGATTTAAATATAGCACCACTATATCCAGTCACTGATTCTGAACATTCTTGCCAAGAAGTAGTTATTAAAGGTGCTTTTAAGCCAACTCTAACGGCATAGTATTTCATTTTAGTTCTATTAATGTTAGAAAAATAGAAAGTTTCATTTTTTATATAATTTAAAAATTGATTATCTTCTTCTCTTTTTAAAGAGTAAAAGAAAGAAACAGAAAGAGAGATGACAGATACATTATTGAGCTATGGTTATTGGGTAGACCGAATTAAATCAAATACAGAGGTGCTTGAGCGTATTAATGATATTATTTATGAGCATAAATCAGAATTACCTGATTGGGTAGATAAGCCCAAGTTTTATGCAGTAATTACACAACAGATAATCGACCAATTAGCACTAGCCATAATTGATGGTGACGAATCGTTAGATGTTACATATATTCTGGGATCCTGTCTAGTATCAGATTATTGGGATGTGGGAGCATCAGGGGGTCTTGTTGGATTAGTTCCTCATTGTAAATATGATATTGTAGAAACTTTCGGTAATAGCCTTTTAAAAAAAGGCTAATTTTTCCCTTTTTTTAAAAGGCTAATTTTTCTAAGCCGAGCGCAGCAAGCTGACAAGCCCTAGGCTTTTTTCCTGGAAAAAGGTTATGCAACATTCCAAATATAGTCGTTATTATCTGCATATTCTTCTATAAATTGCCAAATCTTTGCATCATACCACGGATTAGAAGGATAAGGAATTGGATTCTCTTTATTTTTAAACTTTGCCTTATCTTCATATTTTTCAGGAGCTTTAAAAAACTTATCAACTCGATCTAGAAGATAGTCCGGTATAATATATTCTGCACCTACTTGTACAAGATTAAATTTAGTAGAAGGGTTGGGAAAAGCGCAAGCTAGAGTTTCAAACATCGTTCCAGACCCAACTACTAACCATATTCTGTCAACCTGCATTATATTTTTCCTTGGTGTTAAGTTAATTGTACTTTTTATGCTCTGACATAATAATTGTTTAAATCTATCTGATGCTAATCCCCAAGGCAATAAGAATCTCGTCTTGACATTTTCATTAACATAATCTTGTGCATGTTTCTTAACGACGACTAAATAACCATAAGGTATCTCCTTAATTAAAGCACCAAACTCTTGAGCTTCTTTTGTATTTGGGTGCATCTCTTTCCTTTTAGCGACAAAGATGACACTCTTAACACCTAGTATTTTTGCAGCGACTGATATGGCTACTTGTGCATATCCATATGCTGGACTACTATAGATAAATTCTTTAATATCGGGATTCTCTTTAAGGATTTGTTGCATGTAGGGGATAAGACCGCGAACCTTGCTTCCACCATTTAAATAATCGTCTCTTATTACATTTATTTTTTTATCTTTAACTTTATAGGGTTCTATAATTAGTGGTGCATTATTTTTATTCATATATTAATATTCATTATCTTTTTAGCTTAAGAAAAAGTGATAATTTAATATATAGCTCTTTATTCTAAGAAAGAATAGAGGGTATATTATGAATATCAGCAGATATTGTGAAAAAGAAACCTGTTTATATTGGGATAAAGAAAGATATTTAGATGATTTCGTAGAACAGCTGAAAGAATCAAATCGGATTACTATGGTGTTTAACATAAAAGATCCAATAGAATCTGAATTTATTACGGTAAAGTGTAGATATTATGTAGATTCAAAAAATGATGATTCTGATTTTTATCATATAGTAATTTCTAATGATCAAAGAAGGAAATTTTTAAAGACACACAAAAATTGATTTAATATGCAATGTGTAAGTTTCAGAATGAATCTGAGCAAGATTGGTCAAGAGAAAAATACAATTGAAATAGGCAGTTGCATAGGTATTATTTAAATAATGATTATTGTTATCAAAGTTAGAGGATAGATAAAAATAATCTTACAAAAGTCTCTTTGTTTAATGTAAATTATTTTATATAAAAGAGTTAATATAAGGATCATCTCTATAAATACAAGATGTGCCAAGCCTGTAAATACTACCAGAATTTGTTAGTATCCATTTATCTTTTAAATTTACAAGAACGATAATACTAGTATTAATTTGAACATCATCAATTATACCTGTCATATAGAAGTTTTTATATGAATCTGTGTTTTCTGATATAAATGTTCGTGGTAAACTTTTTTGTAAGAACCATTGTTCTAATACCCCTTTAAAATCATTATTATGCACAACTTTATTTATTATTTCAATTAGTTCAAGCCCTTTATCACCTAGAATGGAAATATTACTAATCGTAATGTTGCCATTATATCTAAAATCAATTCTAAAATTGTCCTTAATTAAAAGACTGATATCATCTAAATAAGCTTTAATAGTGTTTTCCATCTATAATCTCTTTCTCTTCTTTGAAAAAGGAGAAAGGTGTTAAAAATTTAATTCATTTTTTTATTAATAATAAGGGAATATATATAGATGATGAATATTTACTTAAATTGGATCATTTCATTTATTGCAGCGATAATTATAACTGTATATTTAGCTGGACTAGGTTTTGCTTTTTGTATTGATTCTCAAAGTTTGCTATGTACACTATATACCCTCTTAATTATCGTAGTGCCAGTATTGTTTGCATTTACGTTATCACCTGGTAATCTAGCGTCACATATTGCTATTTTAACAACAATCATATTGATTCCGTCTGTTTTAATTGATCGTGGAGTCTTTACTGTACCAGATTTTGTTATTAACTTGGTAACTCCAATCTTTGATTTCTTTGCTAGACTGTTAATATTAATTCCGTCATTTAAGCTGCCGTGATTTTGAATGTTTTCGTATGGATATTAGTGGGTGATTAAATATATCATATTTGAGGTTTTCGGAAAGGTCGAAAGGTATAACATTATTATTTTTAAGGACGAATGGAAGACTTATTTGATCTCGTCTGCTGTGTTTACAAAATTCAGACCACCATTCTTTCATTAATTTAATGCATAACGGATTATTGTGTTTTCTGATTATAAAACCTGCTTGCCATAAACCAGAATTGGAGGGATGTTGTGCTGCTCTATATTTTGAGAGTTGATTTCTTATAAGTCTTTTATTATCTAACAGTAGTTTAATACATACCTTACCCTCTTCATAAAGACAATCTCTTTTTATATGATTGAATAATGCAATTACAGAATCTGAGTCATTGAATGATTGAAAATGTCCTGGCAATCCTTTTAAGGTTTGATTGGCATCGAGATAGATGCTAATAGTATATTCTGGGAAATATAGGTGTGGATTAATCTTAGGATGACGAGAGATTCTATGTGGATCCTTATTTTTAAAATTAATTAATCTATATTTCCAAACAGTTGGTTTATTAGAATCAGCAGTAGTAGCTGTAGCAGTAGTAGCTGTAGCAGTAGCAGCAACAGCAGTAACTACAACAGCAGTAACTGCAACAGTAGCGGTAGCGGTAGCGGTTGAACTCTCTAAACATTTTTTGGTTATTTCATCAATAAAACAGACATAGTCACATCCTTCTATAATTGGTGGCTCTAATAGTCTATCATAATTGTTAGTAATGACTGTGTAAATGACTATTTTATTTGCCATCGTATATATAATTAGTTTAGTATTTAGTTTAGCGTTTGGTAACCCGCGCGTTTAAAATAATCATTTTATTATCTAGATTATAAGATAGTTTTAATTATTTAAAGTATTTACACAAAGATGTAGTTTTTTTTTTGCTTAAATATATAATGAATAAACTTTATGTTAAGAATCCTAGAACGAATAGATATGTTCAAGTTGGTGGTGCAACCCATAAAAGATTATTAAATCAATATGGAGGAAATACGGATAGTGATCTTGAAGTAATAAGAGAACAAATAGGAAAATACGAAACGCATATGGGAAAAGAACCATCAAAGATCAATAGACTCTTAGCAGAAGAGATTCATAACTTAAAAGAAGAAATGGATTATGGAGATATATCTGTAGAAGAAGCCATTGCTGGTCTTTTAAATATATTTAACTTAATGAAGAAAGCAGGATTTAAATATGCAGTGGAAAACGCTGCACCTGGTCCAGGAACGAAGATTAAAGCACTTATCGTAAATACATATGGTCCTATTTCTCAAGAAGCACCTCCTTCTTTTTACTAATTTACTTAATAACTAAAGATAAAAATGAGATAAAAAAGAAAATTCAAAAAAACATTTTTTGGATTTTTACGATTAATTTTACTATTAATTTACTTATAATTAATCGTAAAATTAAAATCGCTGATACATGGTCCAGGAATTATTTTTTAATAGAAAATTATCGAAAATTACTATTAATAAATAATGGATAAAACTAACTACAATAATCTTTTAATTTTTCAATAATAATAGCTTTATACTTTTTATTGAACCACATGTTAACATTAATATCAAACTTTGTGTTATGTTTTACATTCAAATCACGTTTTGGTAGCTTTTTATAATCCTGAAAATCTGCTTTATTATCAACGATAAAAAAATTTCGATCAACAATATTCATCCTAAACTTAAATCCATCTTCATGGTAAACCGCATTCCATAATTCCAATTCACCTTCATTATTAGGACTATGATAATCAGTAATTATGTTAAGAAACTTTTTACAAGATTCGCTATTCTCGAATTGTATATATATCATTTTATTATATCTGGCATCTTGTTCTTCCTGACAGCAACCAGATGTTTCAATCCCAGCTTTCCACATAGCTTCGATTAAGTCAACTATCTCAGAGTCAATTTCAACACTATATTCATTAAAATAATTTAGTGTTGTTGTCTTATGACGACTATGCATTTTAGCTCTACTCAGCTCTACTCAAATCTAATCAGCTCTATAGAGCTAAAATAAAAATAATCATTTTTAAAAAACTATAAAGCTCTTTAAATTTCCTAAAAAACTTTCAGGATGGAGTTTTTTCCTCCCAGGGAGCATAGCAAGCCTCTTTAGTTTGACAAGCCCAGTCTATCGACCGAAGGGAGTCAGCTAAAGAGACCTTTAGGGTCTTTTTGTCTCTTTAGTCTCTTCAGTTTCAAAAAATGGCTGCTTGTAGGACCTTTGATTCCCATAATTTAAACAATTCATCTTCTGATAGTATCTTCTTTTTATAGTTATTTGATATTTCCTGCCATTTCTTAGACCATTCATTGTTATTCTTTACGCTATTTATTTTTTGAACTAGACTCTCTAAGGAATTAACTCTTTGCCAACTCGTTATTCCAAGAAACTCATGTTTTGAATCATAATCTTTCCATACAAATGGTATAATTGAAAGACCCATCGCTTCATGATATTTTGCGGTTAACCAATCATTATTATCCTCTGTAGCAAAGCATAAAGTAGTTCTTACTTTTTTCAGAATTGGTACTTTATCAACGAATTTTCTTGTCCATTTATCATCAGTAAATGGAGGTAAGTGACCCAGATAATAAGTAGTAATATCTGGATGCTCCTTCTTTAGTCTTGTTAAGATTGTCTGCCTTATAGGACTATCTTTACGATAACTGCCCCAATAGGCAAAATCGATCGTCTTATTGGCCGCCTTATTATTTTTTAATTCTTCTAAATTTTTAAGATTATAGTATTTCATTGTATGTATATTTCCTTTAAAATCGTTCTCACTTATCCAATCCCAATCGTTAACATTGGCTCCTTTTAAGGTATAGTTAAAAATAAGTTCGGGTGTATGTTGAATATCTGAATTTAAGATAATGATTTTTGGCTTCTTTTCTTTAAGAATAGCTTTAATCTTTTCTAATCTTTCATCTAAATACTGTCTATACATCGGATTAATTTCATTATTAGCATATTGAAATTCATTTTCAACTAGGATTAAGAATACGTCAGCTTTCTCAAGTATTTTAAGATCGGCGCGTGGCTTTTTATCACTTTCTACTGCATTAAAATAATCAAATGTTAAAGTATAGCAGCTATCCTTTAATCCTAAATCAATAGTTTGATTATTCCATTTTTTTGCTAATTTGTTATATAAATCATAGAAACTGCTACCAGCACTGTCTAATGGTCCGATAAAATGTCCGGCTCTAATCGATCCCATAACAATATTTAAAGTCTTACATTGATTTTTCTTGATTTTTTGGCTAGTATTTTTGTTCATATTATCGCTATAAATATCAAAGCTGATAAATGTATATGATTATCAAATATTTTTTTCATAAATTATTATTAAGACAGTGGCACTTTATTCTTTTAATGTACAAAACACTCTTTCAACAAATCAGCGTTCCTGCTCTTTTCCATTTCTTCTCTCTAATTCTTTTTCGTGATCAATAAAAATATTCTTCCAACCCATATTCTCTAAGCGCATACATAGGCTCATAACTCCTTTGTAATTATGGAATTCAATCATATCTGTTGCCAGAAATAACTCTGATTATTCTTGAAACTAATAACGGTGTAAGCGCTGCCACCATTTATCTTCCTACCACGAATTTCCGGACCAATATAATTAACACCAGGTAAAGAGTTAATCGGCTTATTGTATTCGAAAATTCGGATACTCTTAAGATCATCGCTGAAATTATTAATGATAGAAGTATTCTTCTTATGTAAATAAGATAAAAATAGGATGATTGGAAAATAATGTCCAAATGCTATTATTAACTCTAGTAATAATGTCACTACTACTGTTACTGCGGCCTTCACTGTTACTTGGCGGTGTATAAATTATGTCTGGTTTTCTAATTTTACTTTCTCTAGGTTCGCCATCTTTCTCTTTACTCTCATCAGCAGTTGCTGCTTCTGCTGGTTCTTCTGTTGCTGTATTCCAACATTCATCTAAACTACATTAAAAGCTGTGTGAACATCTTTTCGAATATCTTCTTCGTGATTCATTTATACTAAAATGGAGTGATTTATTTATATAGCATCAATTTTTAGAAAAATTGAATTATTTTTATTTTATAGCTGTCGATCCAACAACAATCTAACACTGATAAAAATTTAGATGACTATGAAAGCAAGAAAGCTAACTACACAGGTCAGTGAAGGCGAGCACACGCGAATGTCTATTTTTAGAACCGATGATAATGAAAAATTATATAATGCCAATCTTGTAAATGTTAATGAGATATACTTAGATGGTGGAAAGAAAGTTGATTTAAGTATGATTACAGATAATTCAGCTATAACTTATTTACATTGCAACTTCAGACCTGATTTCTCGCAATTACCTGTAAATTTAAAGGAACTATCTATTCAGACTCAGTATGAAGTTTGGCGTAAGGATTTGCCACCTCTCCTTAAAAGATTAAGTATTGCAACACCATGTTGCAGTCCTGTTCTATTCGAATTAAGCCAGGATGTTGAAGAAGAATATAGAATGTGTGAATACTTTTATATAAGCACGAGAGGATTTGGCAAATATAACAATTTCAAACAAGGATTATTTGAAATTGAATCTGATAATATTCATATATATGGTGATACATACACTAAATGGTTTAACCGAATGGTTGATGGTGATCCTAATTTTAATTTTCGCTATTGTCATCATAGTTAGCCTCGTAGTTGTCGTCGTAATCGCCATCGTTGTATTCATCTTCGTTCAACAACATCTCAAGTTCTTGATATTTCGTCTTTACCTTTTCTGCATTCTTTCTTAATTCTTCTTCTCTCCTATCATAATCTTCCTTTAAAGTTATTTCACTCTCTTTTAATGCTCTTGCAAATTCCATCTCCTCCTCCTGTATTTTGCGCTGTTCTTCCTCTCATTTACGATCCTCCTTTCTTTTACGTTCATCCTCTCTTTTACGTTCATCCTCTCTTTTACGTTCATCCTCTCTTTTACGTTCATCCTCTCTTTTACGATAGTCTTCCTCTCTTTTGCGATGGTCTTCTTCTCTTTTAGCTTTTAAAAAAATTGCGTCCTTAGCTTTCCCAACTTTGAGCTGTAACTCTCTACCATCTGTCTTAGACGTTCTTCCTCTCTCTTACTTATGCATTTCTTCATTCATTATTTCTCCCTTCTTCTTTCTTTCTTTCTTTTCTTTTTAATATCTAAAAAAAGAAAAACATTAAAATTCATTTTACAATATATATGATATAGATATTTTGCCAACATGTAAAAAGCTATAATGCTTTAATAGCACTTAACAGCCATTAAATATCTGTAGACAAAATAGTAGATAAGGTATAAGCCACCAAAGAGGAATGCAACAACGGTGTAGAATACACGCATTGCAGGAGTTTCAAATTTACTGCAGTCCCATGCTAAATAAGCAGCATAGAGAGAAACAAGAAGACCAATAAGGGAGTCAAGAGTATATGCGCCTCCCTTCTGAGTCTTATATGCGGTGTTGCCAAGATATGGCGCTAATGGAGTAAGATATACAAGATAATCATTAATTTCAACCATTTTTTATTTTCTATATATTGTACTAACAAAATATATTTAATCAAAGTAATGTGGTTTTTGTTACAATTAGTTTTTTTGTTATTGCTATTGCTATTGCTATTGTTACAATTGGTTTATTTGTTTTACTGTGTATTGAACCAATAAACTTTATAGTCTTTAATTTGAGCGAGAATATTGAAGGTAAGTTGTTCATAAAGGAAATTATTTTCGTCTAATAAATAGACTTTGTTATTTAGTTCAATCTCAGTTGTTTTTATATAGTCGGAAAGTCTTAAACCTCTTAAAGTCTTAACAATTTTGTGACTCTTTTGTAACTGCTTTTTAATATTTTTATCTATTTCTCTTGGATTATCTTCACCAAAAATGCCATAAGGATTTTCATTAAGATGAAGGCCACATAGTTTCTTCTCTTTATCAGAATAATCTCGCAAACATTGTGTATCATTTACAGTTCGTGCAATACATCTAGTTGATGGATTATCTTCACTTTTCTTCCAAATATAAGTGTTAGTGTGTCGATCAAGTATTACTGAGATTGGCAGATAGAATAATTTAACTAATGTTACTTTATTATCATTTTTATTTTTATTTTTACTATCATTAAGAGTATCATCATAGCAAATATAATCATCATTATCATTACAATTAAAAGAATTATTAATATCATGTAAATCTTGCATATCTTGTACATTTTGTAAGTCTTGTACGAAATTAGCGAGACGCTCTCTGTAAACAGGAGTTAAAATTTTATTTAAATTATAAAAGAATCTAGTAAGTACTTTTGTATATCTGTAATTTACTTCTTGTTCGATATACCGTCTTATATTATCGAAAGTAGGTGTAGTAAGTAACGATTCCATTTTTAAAGATAATTTAAAAAATTAATTTTTAACAGGTCAATTTTTAGGGTATTTATTTTAAACTTATCTTATAATATAGCCTTTTAAGCAAAATCTAAATAGCCTTTTAGAAAAAGCTAGGGAAAATCTAAATATAGCCTTTTAGAAAAAGCCTAGGGAAAATCTAAATATAGCCTTTTAGAAAAAGCCTAGGGAAAATCTAATATATAATCTTTTATGTCAACTTCTTATAATAATGATAATAATTATGATAATTATGATTATGTAATTATAGGAGCCGGACCTACTGGTTTAACACTAGGATGGTTATTAGCACAAGAAAGAACAGTCAATAGAATATTAGTACTTGAAAGGGCTGAAACTATTGGGGGATGTCACCGTGTTGATCGCGATCCTACACTAAATTTGTTTACAGAACATGGACCACGTATATACTCGACAATCTTTTTAAATGTAATACAAATATTGGAGAAGATGGGAATATCATTTGAAAAATTGTTTACACCATATAAGTTTACTCATGGAAGTATGAGTCAGGAAGTTTTAAGCAAATTAACTTTTACAGAAATTTTAAAGTTAGGGATCGAATATATTAAATTAGTGTTCGATCCAGCGTATGGACTATTTACAACAGTTGCAACATTCTTGGAAATAAATGATTTTACTAAAATATCGAAAGATTTAATCGGTAAGATGTGCCACTTAACAGATGGAGCTGGACCAGAACGCTTTACAATGAACCAATTCTTACATGCATTCGATCATCATGTATTTTATACATTTATGCAACCGAAGCTACCAAATGATGTAGGTTTATTTCCATTATGGAAAGAAAAACTCTTGCAAACTGGAAAGATAGATATATGGTTAAATTCAGATGTTAAAAATATTGAATCTAATAATTGCGGTAACAGTATCGGTAATAGTGCTAATAATAATAATGATAATAAGATTGTTGTGACATTGTTAAAAATGGATCAATATGGTGGAAAGCAGTTAACCGTTGTTACAGGGTCTAATGTGGTACTAGCAATTCCACCAGAACATGCTTTAAGAATATCAGGATTAGAGAATTGGACGACTAAGGGTCGTGTTTTTAGTTCTAATCCAAATCTTATAGTTTCTGATTCTGCTGCTGCTAATAGTAATAATCTTAGTAGTAGAGGTAATCTTAATAATCGTAGTAATTTAGTCCGTAGCATAGTGGACAAAGACAGATTAATATCTATTAATACGGCAGAGTTTGGTAGATTGGCAAGATATGATTATTATTTGCCAATAGTCTTTCACTATCCTTTTACGAGAAAGGAACTTTCTTTGCCAATTATTTGGGGGTTTCCTGAGACTGATTGGGGTGTAATTACGATAGTATTAAGTGATTATATGGATTTTAATGATGCAAGATCTAAATTAGTTATAAGTACTTGTATATCACTAACCAATTCTGTCTCGAAAAAAACGGGACTAACAGCGAATCAAACACAGAGTACAGATGCATTATTAGAGGAAGTATACAGACAGATAAATATCGTTTACAAAGGAAAGTTACCAAGACCCTATAACCTTAGCCTCTTTTCCAGGGGGAAAAACCCTGAATTATTGCAGAATGGAATAATGATTCTTTCACCTCATGTATCATTTGATACAAAGAGACAAATATGGGTTAATTCGGATTCATCTTTTATAAATACTCCAAGATCTGGGCACCTACCTAATTGGGAGAATGCCGCAATACCTGGATTATACTGGGTAGGAAGTTTAAATGGTCAAAGTTATTATAATTTTAGTTCGATGGAATCTGCTGTAAGCAATGCAATATCATTCTATCTTTCAAAATATGAAAATAAAGATTATGTAGTCAGGAGTCCTATAAATTTTTCAACCATCTTACGTTTTAGCATATTAATTATTATAATAATATTAATATTCAAGACTAAAGCTTTCTAGATTGAAAGCTCCTGCTTCATCTTCACTATCACTATCTTCAGCAAGACCAATCTTTCTAAGATATGCGAAACTTGTTGCAAGAGCATTTTCTTTTTCTTTTAAACTTGAAAAGCCTGGTTTCAGTTTAATACGTCTAACTTCAATACTATTATTGATTTCACTATCTTTATTAGAACTATTATCACTACTACTATTATTGGTACTTTCTGCTGGAAGGTATTGACTAGTGGCAGATACCCAATCAACAGCTTTAAGCTCTGGATTACGCGATAATGCTGCAATAATTACTGAATCACCACATGATGATTCAGTAATTAAAAGGACTGAACAATTATTAGCGCTTTCTTTAATAGTCTGTAAACATTTTAAAAGGCATTCTTCTTCTGTTTCGTTATCATTATCTTTGATTACACCATCTTTGCTGTTATCTTTCTTCTTATCTTTCTTATCCTTTTCATTTTCGTCTAAATCACTGAGATTGACTAAAGCGAAATTAACTGTAAGTGCAAATACTTTTAAATCATACGATTTAATGCTAGTAAGAGCACGTTGCGCCTCTGATTTGATTTTAGGGTTTACCATCTATAACTAACTGATAAGAGTTATAATAATATATTTCAATTTTTATTCGCGTAGCAATAAAATAGCTTTAGCAATTTTTATTCGCGTAGCAATAAATAGCTTTAGCAATTTTTAATATCTAAACTAAGCATTATTAAAGGGATAATCATATTTATAGGTTGTAATATCGTCTTTGTAAATATCTTCGACCATCTTCTTAATTTCACTATCATAAAAGTATTGATAATCAGGAACACCTAATAATTTCTGATGCTTTGGTATCACCTACAAAAGCTGTTACATCTGCATTCTTAGTTGTTACATGATTCTTAATTGCTGGTAATTGTGATACATATTCATATGCCTTTGTAAAGTTTGTACCTTTTAGAATATCAATTTCTTTAAGATTTTGTAAGATTTCTTCAACTTTTATAATTTTATCAAGGTTTTTGTCATTTAAAGAGAATTGTGGTAATGCATGATATCTGATTTGAGGATTTAAACTTGAACGATCATTTTTAAATTTATTTAGGAATTGTCGAAATGACATATCAAACTGTTTTTTTCCAAGACTAACTTCTCTCATTAAAACTACATAGGAGGATATGGCACGTTTATATGGATCCCTAACGATCTTAAATTTATAATATGATTTATATTTTTTATTTTGCTGTGAATATTGACCATGATTTTTATAGTGTTTAATTCTATAATCATGTATCCATGGATATTTAGTAATAACTGTGTCATATATTCCCATATTCTTTAAAAATAATGATACCGATAAAGAGCAAGCCGCTCTTGCAGTCCAAAACATAATAATTTTGTTTTTATTGTCTATTAATGCTTCTTTATCGCTCATATCTATATGTTGTATTTATGATCTAATATAGATTAATATATTATGTCTAGATAAAAATTGAAAATAAACTTATCTCCGTGTATCTTTTTAATAAAGGAGAATGAGTTTAATTGACTATGTTTATATTTTAAGTGTAATCTTACTAAGATTTAATAGGATGATAAGAATTATGCCTAATATAATTCTTATATTAAAGACCTTCTTTAATTATAAGAATGATGGATGCTATTTCATAGCACTTGCTTTATTCTTTCATGGAATGGGTAATTATTATGATTATAATACTTTTTTAAGGACGATCTTATTCATGTTTGGGAATATTTTGCTGAATGTTGATTTTATGTTAAATAATTATTTAACATATTATGATAAAGATAATAAAACAGCTAAGGAAAGGCAATATAAATGGATATTGTTCGATAAAAATTTATTGGCATTTCCGTTAATAGGCACAGTGATTTGCTCTCTGTTTATTTTCTGCTATTCTTATAATTATTCAAACTATGTCTTGTTTTCAATATATACTTTTTCTTTAATAGTTACATTCTGTCAGAGTCTAACCCTATTTAAAAGAGATAATACGAAAATTGCTTTCTTTATTCTATCAATTGCAGAAATAGTGTATATCTGTCAACATTTAAATTTGAGTATCTGGTTATTTACCGATGGATATCTATACACTATTCTTTATTATACAGCGATTTATGCTTTAAC